AAAGGTCTACCTATTAGGGTTTGACCACGATAATGACTATTATGATAATATCTATGCTGATACAGACCATTATTTCAGTAAAGATAGAGAAATGGGGGATGAATATTATAAATGGACTAAACAAATTATCAATACTATTCACAACCACCCCTGTATACAGTTTATATGGGTTAATTATCGTGGAGATAATTTTCCAAAACTACCAAATTTATTTTCAAAAGATGAAACGGAGATATGGCGAGTTTAGCAGAACAACCAAAAAATATAAATTATCTATCAAGTGTACAGTTTAAATTTGAACTTGTGGGATACCCAGAACTTAATTTTTTTGTTCAGGGTGTTAATTTACCTGGGCTATCGATGCAAGCGGCACAAATGCCTTTCCCTCGACAACCCGGAATTCAAAAGAATCTGGGTGTTATAGAATTTGAAATGCTCAGTATACAATTTCTTGTTGATGAGTATTTAAAAAATTATACAAGAATTTGGGAATGGATGATGAATAAAGACGCATCTGATACAAGTGCAGTATTAACTCTTTTATCTAGTCAAATGAATCCTTTTCTAGAAGTACATTTCAATGCTATTTTTCCGATTGGTCTATCGGAACTTTTATTTGATTCCACTTCAGTAGAACCAGAATATAAGGTAGCTAATTTGACAATGAGTTACATATATTATACAATTAATAGTTTGATAAATGATTAATGAAAAGAGATTTTTCTCTCTTGTTATGGATGTTTGCTTCTCCGCGTGAAACAAGAGATATTATACGATTAAATTTACATGAAGCTGGATTATTATACAAATATGCTTCGCAACAATCGGGTAATATTATATTAGAAATTGGTCGATATTGGGCAGGAACATTAATGTTACTTGCAATCGCGACCCATGATTCTAAAGTAAAAATTATTTCTATTGATGGAATTGAAGGATGTCATGATCCAGATGTAGATGATTGGTTAAATGATTACGAAGAAAAAGAACGAATAGATATTAGAGTAGGTAATTCCCATGCAATGGAAAATGTACCATTGTCTATGCTATTTGTTGATGGTGATCATTCATACGAAGGAGTTAAAAAAGATTTTATTCATCATTGGAATTATTTGAATGGTCCTTGTTTAGCTCATGATTATACTGATCCAACCTGTGAAGGAGTAACCAAATTTATAGATGAATGGGTCGAAGAAGGTTATGCCGAAATAATAGAACAAGTGCAAACGATGGTTGCCCTTAAAAAATTGAAAGATTATGAAGTTTGAAGACATACAGAAATCATGGACAGGTGATTGCAGTATTGATGATACTGAATTAGCAAAAGAATCTGTTAAAATTCCCCAGTTACACAACAAGTACTTAATTCTCTATTCTAATGAAAAGTTAAGACTCAAAACTATGCGTTATGAATATAGTAAACTTGTGAAACTGAAAAAAGAATATTATGGGGGGAAGTTGAGTGGTGAAGAACTGGAAGCCCTGGATTGGGAACCTTTTCAGCACAGATTACTTAAACAAGATATTGATGCCTATATTGATGCGGATGAAGATGTAATAGAATCCAAACAGAAAATGGCATTACACGAAGAAAAAGTAGATTACCTTGAAGCCATAGTAAAAAGTCTAACTACAAGGGGATATTTAATTAAAAATGCAATCGATTGGAAAAGATTCACTGAAGGACACTGATTCAATTTATCTTTCCAAGATAGATGAAGTATATTTGAAAATCAATTGTGAACCTTCTATAGCTCAGGAATTGTGCGATTATTTTACATTCACAGTACCTGGATACACATTTATGCCCTCATACCGAATGAAGTTATGGGACGGCAAAATTAGATTATTCAATATTTACAATAAACTCTTATATGGTGGATTAATAGCATATGTTTTTAAATTTGCAAAAAATAGAAACTATAAAATGGTTCTCGATGGCGATTGGTGGAAACCTGTCAAAATTGAACATAATGAATCCTTTATTAAAGATCTAAAACTTCCATTCGTTCCTAGAGATTATCAACTTGCGACATTTTATCATGCCCTCTCATACAAAAAAAGTTTAGTAGTATCTCCTACTGCTAGTGGTAAATCCTTAATAATTTATTTAATTGTAAGAGCATTGAACGTAAAGACTCTAATAATTGTGCCTACTACTTCACTAGTGTCACAAATGTTTGGAGATTTTAGAGAATACGGGTGGGATTCTGACAAACATTGCCATCAAGTTTATGCTGGTCAAGATAAAATTTCAGATAAACAGGTGGTTATTTCAACATGGCAATCGATATACAAACTCAGTAAGAAAACTTTTGAACCATACAAATTGGTAATTGGTGATGAAGCTCACGGGTTCAAATCCAAATCCCTCACCACATTAATGACTAAATGTGTAAATGCTGAATATAGAATAGGCACCACAGGAACACTAGATGGAACTCAGACTCATAAATTAGTACTAGAGGGATTATTTGGGAAAATCTACAAGGCTACAACAACCAAGAAATTAATTGATAGAAAACAATTATCTCCATTTAGTGTGAAAATATTAATATTAAAATATCCAGATGAAATATGTCATGCAATAAAAAATTACAAATATGCAGATGAATTAGAATATTTGGTATCACATGATAAAAGGAATAAATATATTAGAAACCTAGTATTGTCTTTAGAGACAAATACGCTGTTACTTTTTCGATTAGTGAAAAAGCATGGACGCATTTTATATGACATGATAAAGGAGCAGGCAGATGTTAACAATAGAAAAGTTTTTTTCGTCTTTGGTGGAACTGATACTGAAACCAGAGAACAGATCCGAGCAATTACAGAAACAGAACAAGATGCCATCATCGTGGCCAGTTATGGTGTATTCAGTACCGGCATCAACATTAGGAATCTTCATAACATTGTGTTCGCTTCTCCTTCTAAATCACGTATCAGAAATCTTCAATCGATAGGTAGAGGATTACGGTTATCTGAAACAAAAGAAGAAACCATATTATACGATATTACCGATGATTTATGTTGGAGAAATAGAAAAAACTATGCTTTTCAACATCATGAAGAAAGAATTAAAATATATGATGAAGAAAGATTTCCATATAAAAAATATCACATTGCACTCAAGGAATAAATGGAACCGGTTCTCAATGAAGAAGATTTAAAAGTAATAAGATTAGATAATGGGGAAATTCTCTTTTCAAAAGTGGTAGTGTCTGATAAATCTAAAAATAGTGGATATTTAGAATTACATTGGCCAATGAAAGTATTAGTTAGATATGATGATGAACAGAAATCCACTCATGTTGCATTATTAAAATGGTTGCCATTTACGGATGTAACATCTGTACCATTAGCAGCTCGATGCATAATGTCTGTTTCAGAATTAGGAAGAGATTACAAGAAATTCTATATAGAAACAATAAAGGAATCTAGTACAGAATCAATGGAAGAGGAAATGAATAAAATGTCTAAAATATTATCGGATTTTAATCCTACTGGCCTAATGAACTAACTCATTCACTTTTCGGCTCCACACCTCATTATAACATACTATTTCCAAATGTCAAGACACCTTGACAAACAGGTATTATGTGATATAATAAGAGTATCACGTTAATAACTAAAGGAAATTATCATGGCAAAACGAAAAAAGGTAGCGAAAGTTCATTATGTAGATAATGCATTGTTTTTGGAAGCAATGATTGAATATAAAAAGCAATGGCAGATATCGAAAGATAATGATGAAGAACTGCCGATTATTTCAGAATATTTGGGGTCTGTATTTTTAAAAATAGCTCAACGACTATCCTTCCGCCCCAATTTTATAAATTATGCATTTAAAAATGATATGATATCAGATGGAATAGAAAATTGTTTACATTATATTCACAATTTTAATCCAGAGAAATCATCCAACCCATTTGCATATTTTACTCAGATCATTTATTATGCCTTCATTCGAAGAATTCAAAAAGAGAAGAAACAATTATATATAAAATATAAAAGTATGCAGAATTATGAAATCAGCCCAGAATATGTAGAATACATGAATTATGATGAGGATTTCAAAACATCAACCGATTTTAAGAATTCTGATTTTAGAGTAGTGGTAGATGAATTTGTAGACAATTTTGAAAAAAGCAAGAAAAAGAAAGCTGCAAAGAAAACAGAACCAACTACTTTAGAACTTTTTATGGGTGTTACTACATGAAGATAGCACTTATAACGGACACTCACTGGGGTGCACGTGGAGATTCGTCAACTTTTCTTAAATATTTTAGAAAATTTTATGATAATGTATTTTTTCCTTATCTAGAAAAACACAACATTAAAACGTGTATTCATCTGGGTGATGTAGTGGACCGGAGAAAATATATTAACTTTAAGATATTGAATGATTTACGGACGAACTTTATTGAACGTTTGTGGAAAATGGGAGTTGATACGCATATTATTATCGGCAATCATGATACTTTTCACAAGAACACCAATGAATTAAATTCCATAGAAGAAATATTTACATCCTCTGAAGGAAAAGTAGAACCTTGGATGTATTCAAGTCCAAAAGAAGTAGATTTTGGTGGACTTGGTATAGCAATGATTCCTTGGGTGTGTGAAGAAAATTATGGCGAGTGTATGAAAATGATTCAAAATACACAATGTCAAATTCTTATGGGACATCTTCAAGTCAGTGGATTCGAGCAACATATTGGTTCATGGAATAATGAAGGGCTGGAATCACATATTTTCGACAAGTTTGATATGGTGATGAGTGGTCATTTTCATCACAGATCAGATAATGGAACGGTTTACTATTTGGGGAATCCTTATGAAATAACATGGAGTGATTATAAAGACCCCAGAGGATTTCACATTTTTGATACAGAAACGCGAGAATTAAATTTTATCGTGAATCCGTATAGAATGTTTCACAAACTCTTTTATGATGATTCTGCAGAAACGTTTGAGTCATTATCAGAAAAAGATTATAGTGAATATGAAGGAACTTATGTCAAGGTAGTAGTGGAAAAGAAAACCAATCCATTTTGGTTTGATTCCGTATTGGATAAATTAGAAGAAGTTAATGTCGCAGATTTAGTTGTAGTTGAAAATTTTTCTGATTTTGATATCAGTGATGATGATATTGTAGACCAAGCAGAGGACACACTTACGATTTTAAGTGGATATGTAGAATCCTTAAATGTGGAAAATAAAGTAGAATTAGATGGATTAATGAGATCATTATATAATGAAGCGCTTACGGTAGAAACATCATAAAGGAGAAAGAAATGCCAAGCCATTATGCAGAAGAAGAAGAAGCAATACGAATTGAGCAAGAAGAACATAGGAAAAAAGTTATGAAAAATTCAGAAGAACCAGAAGCGGCAGTAACCCTAGAACTTCCAGATAGTATAGTGTTAAAATTAGCACTACAAGCCCATGAAAGAGATATCACATTGAATAAATTATGTGGTATTGTTTTAAAGAATAGCCTTAAAGACCTCAATTACAAGTTCGAACACGAATCTAAACCCCAAGTATTAAAAGAGTACTAATGAAAACCATAGCACAGGCTCATAATGAACTGCGAAATGCTATTGCAATTCTTGAAGAGAAAAAAACTGATGCTGTTAATGCAAAAAAAAATGCGAAAATGAGAAGAGAGTTAGATATTCTTGGAGCAAGAGTATACCAAGCAGAAAAGAAAGTAGTGGAAACAGCTAAAGAATTTGTGTATTATTTAAGTGAGGCGGCGATTAAGTTTTGATACATTTTAATAGCATTCGGTGGAAAAATCTACTGAGTACCGGGAATCAGTTTACAGAAATTCAACTCGATAAAAACCCGACAACGTTGATTATTGGTGAAAACGGATCTGGTAAATCAACGATATTAGACGCACTTACATTTGCTTTGTTTGGGAAACCATTCAGGAAAGTAAATAAACCCCAGTTGATAAATTCTGTCAACAATGGAGGAACTGCAGCCGAAATTGAATTTACTATTGGTAGTAAAGAATATAGGATTTGTAGAGGGATTAAAAAGAACTTTTTCGAAATCTATGTAGACGGCAAACGGCTGAACCAAGATGCGAAGATAGCGGATCAACAAGAATATTTAGAGAATACAATTCTCAAATTAAATTATAAATCCTTTACCCAAATCGTTGTTCTTGGTTCGGCCTCGTTTACTCCATTCATGCAGTTGAAATTAACTGACAGACGAGCAATCATTGAGGACCTTTTAGATATTCAGATTTTTTCTGTAATGAACGGATTGCTGAAAAACCGAATATCTGAAAATAAAGAAGAATCATCAAATACTAATATCAAAATTGAACTGGCAGATGGTCATATTAAATCTACCCAAGAATTAATTGATGGCCTGAAGAAAACTAAAAAAGACCAGATAGAGAACAACCAGGAAGATATTAAAAAGAATGAAGAGGAGATTGCTAAATTAAATAAGTTGAACAATGAATTAATAAAAACAATAGAGAATGATGAATCACAAAAAAGATTAAACACTTTGGAGAAGTTTCAGTCCGGTATTGAACGGACAATGATGAAGTGTGAAGATGAAATTGAATTTTACGAACAGAATGATACGTGTTCAACCTGTAATCAAGAATTAAGTGAAGAACATAAAACCAAGATGATATCAGAACATCATGGAAAAATGCACGAATCTGGCACCGCATTGTTGTCAATCGGTCATAAAATTGATGATGCAAAATCCCAACTGGACAAGATTACCAAAATACAAACCACAATTGCTCACCAACAAAATCAAATTCAAGCAATCAATAGTTATATTTCAAAACTACAGGGACAAATTAAAGAAATAGAAAATAGAGAAGATGATGTTGAGGAGAAATCCAGTAAGTTAAAAGAACTTAACGAAGAACTAAAAATCTCCAATAAAAGATTAGAACAATTATCATTTACAAAACAACTATATGAAACTGCTTATGTATTATTGAAAGATACAGGAATTAAGACACGCATTATTAAACAATATTTACCCATAATGAATAAATTGATTAATAAGTATCTCGCTTCAATGGATTTTTATGCATCTTTCAATTTAGATGAAAACTTTAATGAAACGATTAAGTCACGACACAGGGATGAATTTACGTATGATTCGTTTAGTGAGGGTGAAAAAATGAGAATCGACTTATCTCTTCTTTTCACTTGGAGAACTATCGCAAAGATGAAAAATAGCGTAAATACTAATCTTCTAATTCTGGATGAGGTATTTGATAGTTCATTGGACGCAAACGGAACAGAAGAATTTTTAACAATAATTAATAATCTTCAAGGAAAACAAAACGTATTCATTATTAGTCACAAGGGTGATACAATGAATGACAAATTTAATAATACAATTAAATTCGAGAAGGTGAAGAATTTTTCAAGGATAATATAAAATGGAATTAATATTAGAAGGTGATCCTCTTTTGGAAAAACGGGCAAAGTCATTTGATTTTGATAATCCCCAGGAAGACCCTAAAAAGTTAAAAGAAGAATTATTAGATGCATTGGTAAAATATGAGGGTATGGGAATATCTGCATGTCAAATAGGAGTAGATTTAAAAGTATTTGTGATGAGATTTAACGGGAATGCAATTGCATGTTTTAATCCCCGAATAACACACAGTACAGAACAGACAACTTATATTTCAGAAGGATGTTTATCTTTCCCTGGATTATTTTTTCCAGTAACGAGGGCATATGGAATAAATTGCACCTATGCTACGTTTGAGGGGGAAGTTATGAATGCATCTTTTACTGAAGTA